GAAAATGTTTACGCCATGACCAGCGCCGAGATCGACAAGCAGATTGCAACGGCCAAGCAGTACCCACGCGATTATCAGGCGGTCCTTGCCAATATTAAGCAACTGGCGACGCTTGACAAGGAGATCGCCGAAGACTGCTTCTACGTACTACGCCGCAAAGACGCAAGCGGTGCCGACAATATCATTGAGGGCCTGAGCGTAAGGTTCGCCGAAGTGGTAGCCTCCTGCTGGGGCAACCTAAGGACAGGCACGCGCATTGTTGCTAACAACGGCAAGACCATCACGGCACAGGCGATCTGCCATGACCTTGAAACCAACGTGGCTCGCTCCATGGAGATTTCACGGCGCATTACCACCAAATCAGGCAAGACATTTAGCGAAGACATGCAAGTTGTAACAGGAAATGCAGCCTCAGCGATAGCCTTCAGAAATGCCGTGCTATCCGTCATTCCCAAAGCCTTTTTAAAGAGCATCATCACCGAGGTAAAAGCTATGGCGCTCGGCCAAAGCATCGACGTTGACCAGCGCCGGCAGAGAATGCTCGACTACTTCGCCAAGATAGGAGTGTCGCAGGAGCAGATATTAAATTACCTGAACCTCGAGAGCGTTGACCAAATCGCAGAACAGGAGCTATTCCAGCTCGGAGGCACAGCCAACGCCATCAAGGAGGGGACTACTACTGTCAAGGAGACTTTCATCGCACCCCAGGAGGAGAAGAAAGCTAATGAGAAAGCAGAAGCAGCAGCAAAAGACAACAAGGCAAAAGCTATCGAAGCCCTTGCTCAGGCAACCGGTATGAAACCAGCTTCAGAATTATAAACCGCTTATAAACAATTTAAGCAATGAGCACGACAATCATACGACCAAGCACAAGAGAGGAGTGGCTCGAGGTTCGCAAAGGCGGCATCGGCAGCTCAGAGGTTGGCACTATCATCGGCGTCAACAAATACGAGACACGCATACAACTTTGGCGCCGCAAGACAGGGCGTGACGAGCCGAAGGAGGAGAATTTTTACATGAAGGCCGGTCACTACCTCGAGGACGCCGTGGCCCAATTTTGGCAAGACGAGACAGGCCTCCAGGTGATCAAGCGCAGCGCCATCGATTGGATCATCCGTGACAATGACAAACCCTTTTTACAGGTTTCACCAGACCGCACCTTCTGGCTTGGAGATCGCCGAAGCAACGACGCCAAAGGCATTCTTGAGTGCAAGACGACACGCCTGCCCATCGACGCCGAGGACATACCCCTGAGCTGGTTCACGCAAGTTCAGTATCAGCTTGGCGTTTCAGGCTTAAAGCATGCAAGCCTTGCATGGCTTAGATCAGGTAGTGACTTCGGGTTTATAAATATAGAATTCGTACCCGATTTTTATAACGACACCATCCTTCCGGCGGTGGAGGAGTTTTGGGACTACAACATTAACGGCAACGTCCGCACAGGAGATGCCGGCTACGAGCTTCAGGATCCGGAGGCGCAAGCTAAGCTCCTGGAATCACCGCGACTTCAGCGAGAACTCCAAGAGCGCATCGAAGGCGGAATTATGCCGGCAGAGATGACAGCTGAAGACGTAGCCTCGGTTTACGCAAGCCACAGCGAAGGTAAGATTATTCAAGCCGACGCCAACAGCGAAGTGTATAAATATTGCAAAGCGCTACGCGAAGTAAAAGATAGCATCACCGACCTTGAAGCGCGAAAGGAGGAACTGGAATTCAAGATCAAAGAGATCATGAAAGACGCCGAAGCAGTTTATTGCTCAGACGCCGAAGAACCTTATCCCCTCGTGACATGGCGCCAAGCTAAGCCGACCTCGCGATTTGACGCAAAACGCTTTAAAGCCGAGCATCCCGACATGGCGGAGGCCTACACTTCCGTAACGCCAGGCTCAAGAAGATTTTTATTAAAATAGAATCAATCATAAAGCAATGATCACCATTTCCAACCAAGACAGAGATCGAGCGGTGAGGGCACTATACGACCTTGCGGCGATGATCCAGGAAAGCGGCGCGACCGCAGCTCGCCTCCTTGACAAGCGAAGAACAGCATTGAGGTTAGCCAAGAAATTAGAGGCTAAGAGGTGAGCTGCGGCGATCATTGCAAACTACTAACATTATTCATAATACTTTTTACTAACGACAACATGGAAGATAAACGCAAATCCTTTATATTTTTTACCAGCTGGGCAAGCGCACTATCAGCGTATTCACCGGAGGTGCGTTGTGTCATATACGACGCAATCATTAGCTACGTTGACACCGGAGAAGAACCAGACTTCAACGACAACCCCGTCGCTGCCGTTTCGTTTCGTTTTATAAAGCAAGACATCGACCTCATGAAGAAACGCTACGACGACACATGCAAACGCCGTAAGGAGGCGATAAAAAAACGTTGGCAAAAACATCAGGAGAAGGAGACAGCCGACAACGTCTCAGCAACCGAACTCATACAAGAGAATACAAATAATACAAATGTACCTTTTGTATTCAATACTATACAAGACGATACAAAAAATACAATTGTATCAAAAGAATACAAAAAATACAAAACGATACATTATGTATATGATGATGTAGATGATAATGATGATGTAGATGATAATGATGATGTAGATGATAATGATGATGTAGATGATAATGATGATGTAGATGATAATGATGATGTAGATGATAATGATGATGATTTATCTCCGACTACGTCGTCGATAAAAGATAATATAAATATAAATAATATAAATATAAATAATACCCTAAAGGGTAATGAAATATCACGCGCAAGCGCGAAGAACGACGTCGTCGGCGATGATTTAATCAATCAATTTTTTGCCGACACCAATCAGGCGCAGATCGAAAGCCTTGCCATGCAACTTCGTTGCACACCGACAGAGCTCCGAGCTATGGCAGAGGAGACGATCAGCCAATGGCAGCTCGAGCAGACGCACCATGACAACTACCAAGATGCAGCCAGGCACCTGACGAGTACCATGCGTATTAAAGCCAGAGCGCAGAAGGCAGCTAAAGTCAAGAACGCCCTTGGCCCTGGAGAATTCATCAACGACAAAGGCCAACGCACCTACGGCACAGGCCGTGTTATTTTGCCGGAGACAGCGCCGACAAGACCGACAGAGCGCCACGCCTGGGACGCATCAAGCCAAACCTGGGAGCTAATGTGAAATGATTAATTGCGACTTCGACAAATTCGGCATCGACCTTAGCCTGTACCGACACAGACTATCAGGCAACGTCAAAGTTATTTGTCCTAAATGCTCAGCGACGAGGACAAACAAACGCGACAAGAGCCTATCGGTGAACCTCGACACAGGTATGTTTAACTGCCACTACTGCGGCTATTCAGGCTGCGCAAAGGTTCCCGATGAAAAAGAAAGGAAAAATTGGATGGAAAAGCAACCGTGGTTTAACCCAAATCCGATAAAGCGCCAAAAACCGCAATATAAAGCCCCACAATCGCGCCAAACCCCTCCACTGGAGGAGAAGTTAATAAAATGGTTTAAAGGCCGTCAAATCGGCTTAAAAACACTCCAGGAGATGCGCATCACCGAAGGCCCGGAGTTTATGCCGCAGAAGAACGCTAAAGCCAACACTGTCCAATTTAACTACTACCTCAACGGCGAGCTCGTAAACACGAAGTTTCGCACAGGCGACAAGTGCTTTAAGATGATCAGCGGCTGCCGATTGATACCCTACAACATCGATGCCATAAAGACGACTAAAGAGTGCATCATCACCGAGGGCGAGATGGACGCATTGAGTTTTATCGAATGTGGCCGGCATGACGCAATCAGCGTCCCCAATGGCGCTAATGCCAACCTTGAATATTTAGACGATTTCATTGAGGAGTACTTTGATAACAAGGAAACAATCTACATCGCATCCGACACCGACACAAAGGGTATCGTCCTCAGAGAGGAGCTCCTGCGCCGTTTCGGAGCAGAACGCTGCCGAGTGATCACCTATGGCGAAGGCTGCAAAGATGCCAATGAGCATCTAATTAAGTTTGGCAAAGAGTCCCTTTTGCAATGCATCGCCGACGCACCGGAGATTAAGCTCGAAGGCATATTTGAGTTACAAGACTTCGAGGATAGCCTCGACGCAATATATGAGCGAGGGCTAAAGCAGGGCGTCACCCTTGGCCATGCGAACCTTGACAAATATTTAAGTTTCGAGACTAAGCGCCTTTGCATCGTAACCGGAATTCCAGGAAGCGGCAAATCGGAATTCATCGACGAGATGGCAGAAAGGCTAAATCTCCGCTACGGTTGGAAGTTCGCATATTTTTCGCCGGAGAATTCGCCCCTGGCCTACCACGCAGTGAAGATCATCGAGAAATTCACAGGCAAGAAGTTCAGAGCCGGCAACCTAAGCCTTGATGACTACCGCCAAGTAAAGGATCATATCAACCGGAATTTTTACTTCATATCGCCAAAGACAGATTTTAAGTTAACTACAATTCTGGAGCGAGCCAAGTATTTAGTCAGGCGCAAAGGTATTAAGGCCTTGGTGATAGATCCCTACAACCGCCTGGAATCGGAGGCTTCAGGCGACGAAAAGGAGACTGACTATATCAGCCACGTCCTCGATCGCATGACCATATTTGCGCAGGTGAATGACATTCTAATCATCCTAATGGCGCATCCGGCCAAGCAGTATAAAGACAAAGATGGCCAATATGTAGCGCCGACCATGTACGACATCAACGGAAGCGCCAACTTTTACAACAAGGCAGACTTTGGCCTTTGCGTCCATCGAGACAAGGCCACCGACACTGTCCAGGTGAATATCCTGAAAGTAAAATTCAGACACCTTGGCGAAAGCAATAAGACGGCGACTTTTAAGTATAACCTAAACAATGGCCGTTATACGCCATACGTAGATGGGTTTGATGTGAAGTGGGATAATAGTAATCACCTCCAAAACCGAGCGGCTATCATGCCACCTTCAGAACCACAGCCGACAATCCCCTTTCAGGATCCAAGAGATATTTTACCGCCGATGCTATCGGAGGTGCCATTTTAAAAACAACCAAAAACAAAACAAGTATGGAGCAAATAGTTCACCAGTGGTGCCCACGTTACGTCAGACTCGATACCAAAGTGGAGACGCCAGAAGACATCAAAGCCAGAGTGAAAGACATCATCGAGAACGACCTCGTTGAGCGATTGCTACGCCAAAAATTCAAAGGATCACTCGTGCACGTTGAGGCAAAGATTAAGCAGGCGGCGTATGACTTTGCAAGCGAGCTTTTTAAAAACGAAGCCAAAGCAGCCAACGAATTTATTAAACAGGCCGACAAGGTGATGGCCGAAGCGGAAGAACTTAAAGCGGAGGCCCAGGAGAAGCTCGACAAAGCCGACGACCTAAAATGGAAGGTTAAAGACTACGAGCGTCGCATCCAGGAGCTCAAGGCGGAATATGAAACTACCAGAATTGAGCTTGAGGAAATCAAAGAGCCAGACGCGACCAACCGAGCACTCCTACGCCTTTACGACCGACTGAACGCCGACGTTGAGAGTGAGCGCAATCCTCAAGTGAAAGCACAGCGCATCAGAAGTAACGGCATGATAATCGCCGCACGCTTCGGCATGAAAGCCGTAGGTGCTACGTCGTCAAAGGTTGAGCCTACCGACTTCGAGTTGACCGATTCATTAAGTAACACCGACCGAGGCACAGGCGGCTTCGGACATACAAATAAAACTAAAAACAAGCAAAAATAAAATGGACTACACAGGACAAAAAGTAATCATCCGTGGCGACCGTAGCGGAGTGTTCTTTGGAACATTGAGAGAGAAGAACGGTCAAGAAATCGTATTAGATAACTGCCGCAGATTGTGGTATTGGGCAGGCGCAGCGTCGCTGACACAACTTGCCGCCGAGGGCGTTAAGAGCCCTCAAGAGTGTAAATTCACAATGAGGATAGACTCTATCACTATTCTTGACGCAATAGAGATTCTGCTTTGCACACCGCAAGCAGTTAAGAATATCGAAGGGGTAAGCGAATGGAAGCGATAGCCGAAGATGTTAGACAGTTCTTAGCTATAAGCTCTGGCGATGGCTCTGGCGATGGCTCTGGCGATGGCTCTGGCTCTGGCGATGGCTATGGCTCTGGCTATGGCGATGGCTATGGCTATGGCTATGGCGATGGCTCTGGCGATGGCGTTAAAACGTGCCAAATTCAAGGCGTAAGTCACACTATTCAATGGATAGACAGCACGCCAACAATCATCACTTCTATCCACGGCGACACAGCGCAAGGCTACATATTCCAAAACGATTTCACGCTCACGCCTTGTTTTGTCGTCAAGGAGAATGACACTTTTGCGCACGGCGAAACGCTACACAAGGCTTATGCTGCACTACAAGAGAAGCTGTTCGAGTCTATGTCGATAGAGGAGCGTTTGGAGAAGTTCAAGGCGGAGTTCCCCGACTACGATGTCAAGATACCTGCCGCCAAGCTGTTCGACTGGCATCACGTCCTCACGGGCAGCTGCGAGATGGGCAGACGCTCTTTCTGCTGGGACCACGGGATTGACGTGGACAAGGACAGCTTCACCGTCAAGGAGTTCATCGCACTGACGGAAGACTCTTACGGTGGGGATGTGATTAAACAATTATAACGTATAACACGGAGGGGAGCCGTGACGCTCCCCTCCATAAAACCGAATATCATGGAATTTACAATTAACGTTAGAGACGAGCTTGTCAAACAGGCAATACGTGAAGCGTGGGACGAACGCCACCCCGGGTTGCTGCCGAGCGAGAACTTCA